GTAAACTTCCCACCTTGAGCTACTGCAATTTCCATTAGAGTACTCCATTAAAATCTCTGTTAGGCTCTAAAGATATTGAGTTAGTATTGAGTTTTCCAACTGTGCGAATTCTTTCCCTTATTTCTGGGACTGCTTTGGTGAGTAGATCTTCATACCTCATTAAGGGATTCTTACCCTCTACCATTTCAATAACGGAGGCTACGATGTCTTTCTTACCACTAAATTCTGGGTATTTTTTATAGAATTCAGTATTAAGTTTGCTCATAGCAAAGTGATTCGCAATGAGATGACCAACCGTCTCAGGGAGTATCAGCATAGCTTTCTCTACTGCCTTATCTATAATCTCTTGTTTCTCTTCTTCAGTAATCATAAGTCAAATCTCATATCGTTCGTCTATAGTTAATGACATATCAATCACCTCTGGTAATCATTTAGTCCGTTTAATCATTAAACGAACTTTACCACCCCATCTCCATATCACCTACAAGTGATTCATCTACAGAGTCAAAGTCAAGCCCACGAATATCTTCAAGCAAAGCCTCTTTATGCTCCTTTGCACTAGTAATATTACCAGCGAAGACAGCGAGCTTTGCTAGAGCAGATTCCAGCAAGATTTCTGGTTCAACCTCTGTCCAATAACTCCTTGTCTGTATCCAGACAGCCCCAGATAAGACAGCTGAGAGAACAGGACTATAAAACAATCCCCAGATTGTTAAGGTATAGGTCTTATCAGGAGGTGGCATTATCACTACACCATTATAGGGATAGTGAGTTCCAGAGAGGAGCAAATCTTCTACATCGTATAGACCAGTAACAGTTATTAGCTCATCAGGGAAAGGCCTAAAAGAAGCTGGAGAATAATAAAGAGGCCTTCCCTGAGTTAATAAAGAAGATTCATTAGCAAATCCCTCTCTAAGCATTGACAAAGGAACAGGTGATAACTGTGTCTTACCATCCTCATCTGCTACCCAGACTTCTTTAATAGATCTAATACCAGTAGTCTTTGCTATAATAGTACCTGCATCAATAGATACAGGATAGCGAGCGTTCATTTTGCTGGAGGTAAGTAAACGATCTAAATATTTCTGTCCAGCATTTAGATAGAAATCTGCACCGTTATCTTCCCAAGTGTCAGGATTTATAAGGTCATAACGACCAGAGATTTCTATAAACTTCCGTCTTATATCCTTATACTCCATACCTGCTGCATTAGTAGTTGCAGGTCTTGCAGAATAAATAATATCTACTGAGACATCTTCAAGTCTGAAAGTTCCAGAAGTTGTTGCAATCCCGTCCTCATAAAAAGAGCCGAAGTAAGTGCCTGGTATAGGAAAGTTATAGTCTAAATAATAAAGGCCATCTGAAACTTCAGTGAGAGACTGCAGTGCAGACTTGGTTAGGGAAGGATTCCAGATATAAGCAGTGACTGTTTTACCAGTAGCAAAGTTTATTGACTTATAAGTTATTCGATGGAGACCTACTCCAAAAAAGTTCATTTTATACCCCTTCCACCATTAAGTTAGTATTTAACTCATCAATGAACTTGAAAAAACTATTATCAAACCCATATGCAATAGCCTTTGTATCCTTTGGCAAACACTTCCCTCCATAACCTCTGTATCCACTATGCATTATATCAAAGTGGTTCTGTCCAACAAAGGGATGAAGTTGAGCAATATCACTTATAAAACTATAGTCAGCCCCTACCTTCTGAGCTATGTCATATATCTGATTAGCAAATATAACTTTGGTTGCAAAGAAAGTATTAAGTGTATACTTAAATAATTCAGCAGTAGTCGAATCTGTAGCAAAGACAGTGACCTTAAAGCCTGAAAAAAGATCGTTCGTAATCTGCTTCGCTTCCTCTCCACCTACAACAATAAAGTGTGGATTCTCTGCATCATATTGAAACTGCGATTGCGTGAGAAATTCCGGCATGAAGTTTACTTTTAGGTCATAGTCTTTCCTGAGCCTCTTCACTGTCCCTGGAAATATAGTAGACCGAATAATAATAGGGATAGTGATATTCAGAGCTGCCAGTGTTTTACAAGTCTCATCTATAAGTGTAATATCGCAGGTGCCATCTTTATAGGAAGGTGTAGGAAGAGCAATGAAAATATAGTCACACCCTTTCATACTTTCCATATTTGTTTCAGCTATCTTGATGTCGTAGAGGACAACCTCAAACTCTGGACTATGAAACTTTCTAAGAGTCAGTTCAGTTGCCTTCCCTACAATACCATACCCTATGATTCCAATTCTCATTATGGCCTCTCTAATATCAACAATCCAGGTATAGATTCATCAGCCTTTACAACTATCTTCCACGTACCAAAGTATTTGTTAATCCAGAAGGCATCCTCTATCCGCTTATAGTCATGACAGGCAACAAGTTTAATTTTGCTTTCTGCAACTGCCTTATATGATGGCTCTCTATTTACTCCACCAGAAGGACCATCAATAAGAGCTAGGTCATAATCTCCAAGAGTCAGCGGAGATGAGCCATTCCATAGAATGATATTAGCCTTACTAACAAGTCTCCTTATCCTCTCAAGATGGGCCTCATCCGTTTCGTATGAATCTACAACTATACCAAACCTATCCATAAGCTGAGTTGAAGTACCAGACCCAAACTCTACAGCCTTCTTAATTTTCTTTTCCTTCAAAACATCTCTCAACACAACCCAATCGGTTGGAGCAATAGTCCATGCACTCCATTCGATAGGTAAAGGATCAGCTTTCTGCTCCTTAGCCAAAATACTATTACATAATTCAAGCATTGCCTTACCAGCCGACTCAAAGCCAAACTCCTTCTCTGCCATTGCTCTGGCTTCTTCCTTCAGTTTATTTCCCTTGGTTTGCATGGCTATCCAACACCTATTTATCTGATGGGCAAAAGCTACTGTATCATGAGCATCTGCAGTGTAAGGTGTATATGGACAGCCTGAGCCTGCTACAATAGGTATACCAGAAGCCAATGCCTCTCTAACGATTCGAGTAGCAATCTTATGAGGAGTGACAACCATATCTACACTTCGATAAACTCTATCCATGAAAGGGACTATCATATTTGCTTCACCTACAACACCAGCAGCTCTCAATCTCTCTGCATACTGAGTCACAAAACCTTTGTTTGTTGGAGGTAGCCCAAATAGATGAGCCTTTGCACCTTGAACATACTTCTCTTTGAACTGAGCTACTGCTAATATAGCATTAAAAGGGGTAATGTCCTCTCTCCACATATCAGCGATGAGGATGTTAGGTGAGCCTTCTTTATTACCAAACAGTATCTTTTCCCCAGTAGGATTAAACTTCTTCAAATCAACCATACTGGGGATGTAAGATACTTCACGCCTAGGCATCATTAGTGACCAAAAAGGAATATGCTCTTTCCAGAAAGTTATGTAGCCAGCATACTTCTGATCTGTCTCATGATTACACATTATAGACATAACAGGAGATGTTCCATAATGCTCGAGTAAGTATGAATACTCTGGTCTGCCATGTATAGCCATGATTATAGGTATTCCTACTCTTGCAATAGGCTCTACAATCATTGAGTGTCTGACAAGAATATCTGCATTTTTGTAAGCCCACTCAGGTGACATACTTACAATATCACCATCTATGAGACCGACCTTACTACAAATATTCCCATTCTCATCTGGACCATAGTCTACAAGTTCAGCATCAATTCCCTGCATCCGTTCTGCCCTAATCAAATCTGCAACAGTTCCATATAGACCTGATCGATTAGGACTAAACACTGTAAAATGTGCAATCTTCATAAAGATTCCTTTCTTAACTTACCATTGCTGGTGAGGAGGCTGCAACTAACTCAACAAGAACAGATGAGATTACTGCACTCTGATTCACAAGTAAAGCTGACTTCAAGTCACTTGTTTCAGCAGCGAGTTTTGTAGCTAATGTCGACTGTAATAGTAATAGATCACTTGCTGTAGCTACATTTATAGCACTTTGAGCTACCAACAAGGCAGATTTAAAATCACTCGTTTCAGCAGTCAACTTAGTCTGAATTGTCGATTGGAGTAGTAATAGATCAGATGCAGTAGCTGCATTGATTGCACTCTGTTTTACCAATAGATTAGAGACAACTGAATCCAGATTTGTACTGCCTACTTCATAGGTTTTGGAGACTAGACCATCACCATTTTTATCTTGGATGCAGACAGTCCAACGCCCAGTTGTATCTGGAGTGAAGTAGCCAAGATAACGACCGCCGACTTTCTGGTTTGCTAACATTGCTGAGTTAAGTACAGACTGTTTAGCTGCATCAGAAGCATTTGCTGAATTGTATATCTTACTTACTGGAATAGCATTTGATAATCCACCTATTGCCTGGTAAGTTAGATTGATCTTTTCCCCATTTTTATAAACTCCTTGAGCCATAATAGTTACCTCCTACTAAGTTATACTTGCCATTTCTTGAGTGTTTAACGCTGATCCATACATCTCATCGTAACGCACTTGATCTATTACTTGATAATCAAATCGGCAGGGTAAAGCTCCAGCAGAATAACAAACTATAACAAGAGTTCCCACCGTACCTGTATCTGTCTCATCTAATTCGCAGTTATAATATCCGTCAATGTCTCCGGCGGCATCATGTACAGGAGTTGTTGCATCATTCTTATTTGCTAGTGCCTGACCGTTTTTAGACAATTCAACATCTATAGTAAGTCCAGTCTCAGCAGTCTTCCCATCAGTATCATCGACAAAAGGGCCTATAAGTATATCAACTGCAGTAGATTTTCTTAAGAATCCTCCGAAAGCCATTATAGTCCTCCTGCCATTTTATAGTGGTGCATTGCCACCGGGATTTTTATACCTGCTGCCGCCTTGAGAAGAACACCCCCTTGTGCACCAAATCCTGTCTGGAACGAATGAGCATGAATAGCCGTAACATCCCCTGTAGAGGTAAATATATTAGTGTGAGCGTATGCCAGTGATCCATCAGTGCCCACTAGTGTGCTAACATCTCCGTCTTCCGTCCACGTAAGATCTGGTGTTGATTCCGAATCATTATCACTGTAATATGTTGCTAATCTCGCAACTCCCCACAGAGCAAGGATTACCCCATTAACTGCTGTCGCCGTCAGTGTTCCGATAATATGCTCCGTTGACGTATTAGCATCAAGACTTGCTTGGGAGTCGTCAATGGGAGTAACTGCATCTACTCCAGAACACTTGTAACAAACACCTCCAGCCACTACATTAGTACTGCCAACGATATATGCCGGTGCCGTATCACCTGCTTGAAACCATTTATAAAACGCTGCAATAGTCCTATCATCGTCTGACGATGTCCCAAGATTAAAGATTGGCTCCCATCCATCCGGAGTGTTGGGATACCCTGCTCTATAAGCTGAGATGAAAACAAACGTAACAAGCAAGTCTCCTACAGCAACACCTGCAGGAAAGGCAGGAGTTATCGTATTGTCATAATCAAGTAGTGCCACTCCAGATGTAACTGAGATTCCCATCTTAAAACCCTTGAGTTAACACAACCAAAACCCACTTGAGATCTGCGCTGTTGTAGATTTTCATTTTTTATTCTCTACCATAGTCCGTTTATCAATTAAACAATCTTAAAACTGTGGAGAGGGCAAAGGAGGAAATCCCTCCCCACAGCTATTTGGCCTACTCAACAGTTTAAGGTGTTAGACCATTGTTTAGACCAACCCCGTTTAAGACACCACATTTCTGAGGCAGCCCGAACTCAAGACCACACTCGGTTAAGAACTCCTCATTGATACCATCTACTCTCCGCTGACCATAACCCTCAGCATGCTGTTTAGCTGAAGACTCACCATAGAATATAGTATCATCAATGTAACGATAGGTTAGTTCTTTTGGCTCAAGAACAACTCCCATGTTACGAGTAGTTGCATCAAAACTGAATAGTGGATGAGTCTTCATATTGACTACTCCAAATGGAGTTATCCACTGTCGAATCTCCATGCCATAGGTTTTGGCTCCAGGCTGCATTGACATTAAATTACCTAATCCAGTAGTAGATGCTAAGGCATCAATTCCCAGTAAGAATCCAGAACCACAAAGGACTAGTTTTTCAGCAGCGCCATAACGGAAGATCTGCTCAAGCTTATTCTTAAGCCAAGTAACCCCACCCCCAACAGCTGTCCAGTCTAGACCAGCATAAGCAGCATCGAGTGTGTAATCATTACAGTTAGCCGGAGCATACTGACGAATGAAGTTGATCAAGCCCATAGTAGTACGTTCAGGCTTTCCATTGTCTCCGATGTTTTCAGTTCTAATTCCCCAGAGGAACGCAAGCTCCATTTCCCAGGAGTGCATTTCCAATGCTTCAGCCTTAGCCTTCTGACGCTGCTCAGGAGTTCGGAGTTTGGTCTTCAGCGCTGTCCGAGTCATAGACAGGGGAGTTCTAAAGATCTGTGTATAGTTGTAAACCTTCACAGGGTTAAGAGCGATGGCATCAGGCATCTCGCCACCCTCAGGGTTGATATTACTGATGATCTTGAAAGCATCACAGTTAGAGAGATCATTTTCCCCTCCAAGATCAATGGAGTTGTCGTCGTCTTCGAGTAGTTTCACTGCAAGGACAGAGGTAGTAGTTCCACGAACGACCCCAGTGACCTTACCAACTACATCTACTCTATAGTCAGAAGTATCACGAAGAAGGATCTGATGACCTTCACGAATCCTATTTGCAAGAGTAGTAGTAATGCTTATATAGACCACATCACCAGCCACTCCACCACTTACATAAGCGACAGATAGATCAGGAAGAGTAAAGACCCCTGCAACAGCTCCACCTACTACATTCTGCTCCTGAGTCCACCAGTGGAACTGAGGATCATCTACACTTTCTGATCCCATCATTGACAAGATAGCTGTTAAAGGTGTTTGCCCATTAGGATACAGATACAGGATCTGCTCCCTCCAATTCATAGGACGCTGATCAGTTACCCAGTCGCCAGTACCTCTCATTCCAAGAAACATATTTACACCCCCAAGGTTAGATTGTTTATTGATTTAACGATCTATTACACTGTGATAAATCTATCTAAGCCTACTAAAGTAGTCGCATCAGGAAGTTTAGCATCAGCAGGGAGTCTCACTTCCTTAATATCAATGCTTATTTCCTCAATAGATAGATCATTCAACTCATTCATATATAGCCCCATATTCTCAGGAAGAACAGTAACTTCATTTTTCTCATTGGGAGGCCCAGCATATTTTTTGATTAGCTCAGACCGTGCATTATCTGCATCAATTAGAGGATCTCTCAACTTTCGTATAAGGGTAGCTATCTTATACCCAGTTACAGCTGGAATATCCTTAATTAGAGATAACTTGTTAATGTTTCCTGAGATTTCTAAAAGCTCTCCAATAGTGAATACCATTTGTACTCTCCTTTATTAGTTGTTAGTTAGAATGTTTCAGCTGCATAGACAGGAATATACCCAGCTGTTCCTGCTGCATCAATCGCAACTTTAATGGCATGAGTAGTATCCCCAGCCGGAGTAGCAATAACAGCTTTAATTCCATGAGCATATCCATCATCAGCAGCCTTAAAACTAAGGGCAAATAAAGCATCTTCAATATGGAGAGCTCTGTCAAAGGTAATCCCAGAGCCAGCCTTACGACAGCCAAAAGCTGCGAATATTCCACCAGCTGAGATCGTTACAACAGTTGCGATGTTTATAGCTGCTACGCAAGCAAGGAAGCCTGTAGCCCCAATAGTGATTGTTGCACCACCAACTCTACCCATAACAGCGGCACAACCAACTGCGCCACCTGCACTGACAGTGGCAGCTGTATTAACTTCAAAAGTTCCCAATAGACCAGAATGAAGATGACTATAGGTAACATTCTTAGCAACTACCTGACCAGCAAGACCATAAGTTTCATGAGCACAGGTTATTCCATTGACTACGTGACGATAGCGACCACATTTTGCACTATAGGCACTAGTTAGATCTGTATCGCTCTCACCAAAAACTGAGAAGATATCAAGTTGGCCATCTGCATAGTGCTCTAAAGCAGCGCTAAATACTACAGCACTACCAAGTGCAGCCGACCCAACCCAGTTACCAATACGAGTAGTAAGATAAGCATCAGATGAAAGTACTTTGCTGGCTAGTCCGTCACCAGCTACTACAGAAGCAATCATGTCGACGTTAGAAGTTGAGAGAACTAGACAGGTAATCCACCTTATTCCATCAGAATAGAGTAGTACCCCCTCATTTGCCGCATCAAGGACGATGTTAGTATATCCTTCACTATCATGCTTATCATGAATAGTGATTGTGTTAGCTCCAGAGGCAAGACGAGCGAAGATAGAATAGAACCTACCTTTTGCTTCTGCAACTGGAGGTAGAGTGACAGTAATTGCTGAAGAAGCACTCGGTCGCACTACGTAATCGGAAGTGGTCATTTGAATACTGACCACAGGATCGATAAACTTGTCAACTACTTCTTTATCATGCTGAGCACCACGATCTTCAAGAGCCATATCTTATTACCTCCTAAGAATTGAGTTCATCTCTGAGATTTCCTTCTCAAGAGCTGAAGTATTAGATTTATGTGATTGAGACTGCCTATGTCCACTTTTTATATTGTGAAGACGAGGAGGCTTATCTTTCTCTTCTATATCTTCTTTCCTAATTGCCTGTTTATGAAGTTCGAGTCTTCTTCTTGCCTCAGGTGCTACGAGATTTATAAGCTCATTGTATTTCTTGTCAGGATTATTAGCTGCTATTTCTTCAAAGACTGCAGCTACTACACGCTTGAAGGGAGTGAGATCAGAATTCTCTTTATAGAAATCATCACTTGCCTCTTTCAATGAAGTTAATAAAGTTAAGTTATATTTAACTATATTAGGTATAGAGCTAAGGACATCTTCTGTTGCGATGCGCTTAGAATCATTTACTCCCTTCGAATAGACAGAGTTAAGAAGCTTGTTAAAAGCTTCTTTGTCTCTAATAACATCATCCAGATCAAGCTCACCAATAAAGTCTTGTTCTTCTAGTTTGAGAGGGCTTACCTTATTCTCTTCTTCTTTTTCTTTCTCTTCTGGCTCTCCCTCTTTCTTTTCAAGAACATTTTCACTAGGAGCTTCATTAAGACGTTTTCGAAGAGAATCAATAATCTTATCCTTGTCAGGTTCCCCCTCTTCTTCCTCGTCAGTATTCTCCTCAAGAGCTTCTTCTTTATCTCCTTTCTCAGACGCTTCTTCTTTATCTTCTGGTTCTTCTTCCTCATCAATTAGATTATTAGGCGTAGGATCACCTAATGCACTGAGCATTTTCTCTATTTCCTCTATTTCCTTATTTATCTCTGCCATAATCACTTTCCCCTTTATTTAGTTTGTTTAATCATTCAACAATCTTTTTATCTCCCTTCTTAGTTTCTAAGAAACTTAAGAATACATCAGGGAGACTTAACATATAATCTACTGCCTTCAATCTACCATTAAGATCTCCCATGTGTAGTAAGACAGATGCTGTTGAGGGATTATTCCCCTCAGCATCATCAACGATAGACTGCATCTCCCTATTAAATCCCTCTTTCCATGCTTGAAGTTCTTCAACCATATCAGCCCAGAGAATAGATTCTTTGAACTCCTCGAGAGCTTCCTTACTTACTCTGACTTGAATCTCTTCCATCTTTAAACTCCTGTAGGAATCATGTTTCCGGCCTTGACTTCTCTCATCACTTGATCATCCGGCATAGTTGTTGCTTGGATCCTATTCACATTCCGTCTAAAGTCCTCAACATTCTTTGCTCCAAGTTGTTGCGCAATATAAGTGAATATCCTAACAACATCAAACTGTTGAGATAATTCAGGAGATGTTCCTATAGTTTTGAACAGCTCCATCCAATTTTGAGAGAAATTACCACCAGGGATTGAGCCATCCTTTACAACTAAGTCGTAGTTTATTGCTAAGTCTGAGGGACTTACTCTCCCTCTCGTCTTACCATTAGTAAAGTTTGCCATCAGTTGCTCAGCATACCTACCCTCTACATTTATATAAGCTTCCTGAGTCATATACTGTTGACAGTGGACAGCAAACTGAGTCCCTATATCCTGCATAAATTGCATGCCTATGATCATGGCAAGCCGTTGCAACCTCGAAACTGCTGAACTTCTTGTACCGCTAAACTCAGCTCCAGTCAATCGCTCAGGACCATTTTGCCGAAGAGACCCACTCATAGACTGATCAGCTCCAGAGATTCTATCCATCCACTGAGTGATATACCCAGAGTCGGCAATATTAGCTCTTGTAATGTCTGTGATTTGAAGCTGCTGAACAACTTTATCAACACCTCTTCCCCAGGCAGGCCTTCTTAATCTAATCAATTTGCCAGGTTGAGGGTCTTTCAAGTCATTGATGTTGACTAGATAGGGATCAACTATCAACATATCGTTGATGGCTTTTCGTACATTAGTTACATGACTATTAAATAGGAAATCTAGGGTATGTTGTAGACCATACAACACTTCGATGCGCCCAATAGGGGTAATCGAATAGCCATCATATTCTGGACTAGCTACAGCCATCGGATACTGTCCATGATTATGATCTGCTTTTTCACAAGCTATAATCACATCATCTCCAGCCAGTTCAAAGTACCATTTCTCAGGGACTTCACTCTTAGATAACTTCCACTCTTTTGGAATAAGCGTAATATACATATGAATTATATCTACTGGTGAAACAGTTCCTGAAATTGCCTTATGCATATCAGTAGATCCACCATGCCTAGTTTGACGATCACTCTCATCAAGTGCGAATGTTGATCTTTTATTAGCTTTGTTCCTCAAATACTTTACGTTGAAAAGACCTGAGTCAGACTGTCCTTCTTTACTCAACAAGTTCATGTAATTGTCTCTGTCAACCCAACCCAAGAATTCACCTTTCTGAATATTGTCACTAGAGACAGATGGGTCAGGCAACCACATATAGGGATCTATACTAGATAGAGCGTTCCCTTCAAAGAGTAATGAAGGGACAAACTGATTTATGTTTTGAGTTTCAGTTCCTAAAGCCGATTCCGTAGTTACAGATGCCTTAATTACTCTCTTCCCATACTGACGTCTCCATTCTGGAATGCCAATTCCTACGCCGTACCCAAGAGAGTCACGTAGTACAGTATGAATAGCTAAAGGAACTTTATTCTTAATACAGTGAAGTCTAATAACCAACTCCATTAACATCGCACCTACAGTATCATCATCTTCAACGCCCTCATACTGAAACATAGGGTCTTGAAAGAAAGCCATTGATAAGTAAGTTAATAGTGCTTCAAGCATTGAATAACTATAGGGAAAGACAATGCTTACAGGTTTGGAAGGGTCCTTTGATTTTAGTTCTTCTTCTTTTTCTTTCAAAGGCATGTAGGTAGTTAGGGTCTTATCAATCTCACGCCAAGAGGAAAAGCGTTTGGAGATTTCAAGTCTTGATGTATTAGCTCGCTCCCAGATCTTAGATCGAAGTTTCTTATGTAAGACACTATCAGGACGGAGATCTAGACCAGCAGGATACTTATAATTAAGGTCCTTCTTGTAAGTACTATCTTTCCAACCTGTTGGTTCTCCCATAACGATGTAGGGCATAGTATATTCCTTATCTTACCGCTTGAAACTGTCTAGTTTAGATTCCATACGCAAAAGTGTCTCCCTAATAATAGACATATCTCGGTAATATAATTCCTTATCTAGTTTATCTGTCTGTAACTTTTCTATTTTCGCCATAGATGTCTGAACCCCTAATCGTGTGTCAGCTACGATTAAACTCGTAGCTGCAAAGACAATAACAAGCAGTATCGTCAACAGTGTTTTTATTGTTACGTAATTGCTTTTTTCCTCATCATTATCAGATATCAACGAGTCCTTCATTATAGTCATTAAGCAGTCCTCCAATTATCCATAGTTTTCTCATACTGAATATCTTTATATTCCGCTTCATCATCTTTAAGATCATCAGAAGGACTAAAATACCTCTCACCAAGTTCAAGCATTTCAATGAGATAAGCTTCAGCATCCATTAGATCCCAGAGAGCTGAACGAGGAAACATTAACAGTTGTTGCTCAAGCTTCTTTATTCCAGCACAAGAGGCATTATGATAGATGTAGCCACCCCTATAATAAGGTACAAGCTCTTTCACTCGATGCTCTTTCTTCATTCCACCCCTGGCTTTGAGCCAGATTAGTTCGTAGAAAGTCCCACGCTTGAACATCTCATTTTTGATAGGCTGTTTAATAAATTCATTAAGGGATGTTTCCTCAATCCCTAGTACTTTTGCACCTAACCTCTGAGCCATACCAAACATAGCATTGTAGATTTCATCTGGATACATTTTTTCAGATATAATATCTCTAATATAGATCTTTGCACTTGCTAAATCAATACCTATTCCTACAATAGCTGACTCAGCAGAGTGAATCTTGACTGTTTTGGCAGGGTCAAGAATGACTACTGTTTCTATATTGTTGTTTTGCTGAACTTCCGAGTCAAAAGTCTCTATATCACCCTCTCTTTTAGGGTTTCCATAAGGTATATTATAATAATGAAAGTAATCGGTTCTGAATGCTGCGTCTTTTGTTGAGATTGGGAGATTTCGAAGCTCACGGAAGAAGACATCTGTTTGTCCAGCTGTCACATGCTGTTCCCACTCCTTCTTAATATCCTCATCAGAGATAAATCCAGGGGCTGTTGATTTGAAGTTATCATCACAAGCTTCTAGTCGTATAGAGGCCCAGTCTGGTGAGTTCATTAACTTTTGTAATACAGAGTCTTCGTGCTTTAGAGTGTCAATATAGACAATTTTCCAGTCTTTTGCTAGTGGTCCTATACGAGGGACAGCTTTGATTACATCCGCATAGAGCCACTCGTATTGCTTCTTCCTATAATCATCATTAGTTACCTGCTCAGGATCTTCTAAATCATCTATGATAATTAAACCTGGACGCTCATTTTTGAAGAGTACTCCACGTACTTGTTGTCCAGCTCCGCGTGGCCATACTAATGTATTAAAAGCGACCCAAGACTTCTTACTAAACACCTCATCAAATTCAGCTTTATTAGGGTCTCTCTGTTTGAAGGATCCGAAGAAGGCCTTTATTTCTCTATTAGTTACAAGTTCACGTCTAAGATTTTCAGTCTGTAGAGAGGCAGCATCATGACTTTTATTTATATATACAATGAAACCTGTGTAATGGAATAGAATCCACCTAGCCATGAGAGCCAAAGCAACAATGGAGGTCTTACCATAGCCACGAGGAGCGGCAATAGCAACCCTTTGTTCAGGTCCATCTATTAGATCAAAGATCTTCCCATGAACACCTTCAGCAAAAGGCATGTAGAAGCGATCTGGGAAGAAAGTGAGCGCAGTCATGCGAGTGCTAAGAGAGCAATAAGAAAGGATTGTTTTAAGGTCTTGATCCATAGTATTTAAATAGTTCGTTTATTGATTAAACAATCTTTCTTACTTAGAGATGCTTATTCTATCTCCAAACCAGCTTGATATAATTGCTTCACTCGCAAGTCTTATGCCAACAAGGGTATCTATCATTGAAGGCTCTGGCTTCCATTCTATTAAGGCTCCCACTACCATTCCTATAAGTGTAGCACCTGCACCTATTACTCCAATAGGGCGGATGGCAGCACGGAGATCTACAACCCACTGGCTGGGCGTTCCAGTAACATCTCTGTTGAAGAAACCGACCTGAGCCTGCAACCAACCGGTTATGGCTGTGACATATTCTGGCAATACCTCAGGCTTAGTTGTAGCCAGTGTAGACATTGTTGCTTCGGGTGAGTCCTGTTCCTTCTTCAGCCATTTCTTCTTCACGAAGTCCACAACTGGTGGCAAAAGTAAGCCCCCTATAGCCACTATTGCATCAAGTCCAAACATACTTCATCCCTCCCTAATCATGCCGACTATCTCAGGTCCTCGATTACCTACTTGTGTATACCAAGCTGAATTAACCATCTCGTCTGCAGCTTTGTTCCAGTCTTGCTTAATAATAGCATTTCGCATCTTCGTAAATTTAATAGCTGTTCCAACTCCTACATTAAAGACAAAGTCAATGAGAGCGTTCCTTCGTCTCTCTGAGAATGTGTCGAATCCAACATAGAGAGACTTGCACTGTAGGACGGCCATGTCAATAGATAGAGTAAGCAATTCCTCAGCCATACTATCTGTTATTGTACCGTGAAGTCGGAGATAGGAAGCTGTTGAGGGAGGTAGTGCATTTGCGTCTATATTCCAACCAGCACCAATAGTCTTCTTACCAGCAGGACAAAGGTAAGGTTTAAGTCTCCAGCCCTCATGCCTCTTGATCATCTCCCTAAGGGTTTCCATCTTTACCATCCTCGTTAATAGGTTCAACAGTTATAACTACTCCAACTTGTTCAGCTGCTAACCTCCCACGTTCTTTAAATGAGTTAATTTCGTCAGCAGTGAGTACTGTTGAGACATGAGAACTCTGAATTTTCGTAGGAGCCCGAAGACCAGAGAGTTCAAGCAAGACTGTATCGGCCACGTCTTTGCGGTCTTTCAGGGTAGCTTGTCCATCTTCATTGTCGAAGATTTCATGATAAGTTTGGATGGCCTTAGCAGTGAGGACTCGAATTTTTTCTGCGGTTTTTTTCGCGTCCTCATCTCTGACCATTCTAATCTCTGATAATTTTTTCTGTCCGAGGTCAGAGTTTAATGTGAGGGATACACAAGCTGGAGTGATACCTAAGATCTCTGCAATATCAGTCCCTTTATACCCTCTCGCTGCAAGATTGATGATCTCATGAGAGCGCTGCCAGAGAGATTTGATATTGTAGGTCTTCTTCTCTTCACCTTCACTAACTCTACGCAAGTCTATCTCACGATAGTCAAAGCCGTAGAGACCATTTCTTGTTTGAACATCTTCCATAATACACCAACCATCCCATTGGTCTATTCTTAGATACCATTATACCACACCTACATCGGTCTTGTCAAGGTATATTATCGTACATTTGGAGGTAGGGTTATAGTCCGTTTAACGATTAAACGCACTTGGCATGCCCAATCTATGGAATGGCCCTAGGCGCCGAGTAGGCCTTCCCACTCAACCTCATTAGCATTATCACTACTATTAACTGGATTACTATGACCAATTGTACCAAATGGTACATTGTTATAGATTTCCAGCCAAAGTGTAGAGAGACTAACCCGAGGCCTATGCATATCAATCTCCCCCTTCGAATCTGTTTAATCAGCAATTTATGAGGGGAGCCCATGTAACATGCTGAATTTATTGAATATTCAGCCCATAGAAAATAGATCTTGACAAAGGGATTCGTTTATGATATGATGCGGCCAGTTCTTTGACAATATGCAGCTGGCACAAACACCGAATGCATACATATAAAGGTTTGGCATGGTAGGCCCTAACTCCCAATATGAAAGGGGATATCATGATAGATATGAATGAGGTTATTACCGGTGTAAAGCTGTCAAAGGTCTGTTCGATCAGAGCCGATAAGGACTCGACCGAATCTAAACAAGTAACTATCAAGGTGAAGTTCGACGGCGCAACTTTAGGCAGCGTATTTGAGAAAGCTGTTGCTGGCGCTGTGATTCAGGTTCAGAACGGAAGGCTGAGAAAAGAATATGACCAGTTGAAAAACGGTCAGGTTATTGAGATTCAATTCTCAGCTCCTGCAGCAAAAGCCCAGATCGACCCTGAGCAGGCTATGATAACAAAGTTACAAGCAATGACTCCTGAACAGCGGCTTGCTTATTTGAAAGAATTAGCAACCAAAGCAGCAAAAGCGTAATTAAAACCAACTACTTAACAATCGCCTATCATGCCACAACCTATAATTAACCCTACCTAATCCGTAGGGTTTTTTATTGCTTACACCACCTATACACTATCTATAGTACCAACTGAACTTGGTTAGGTAGTTCGTTTATCAATTTAACGATCTATTGCTTAATGTACCACATTGTACGGCGTTAATCTGCTCATTTAGTAGGTAGTACTATTACTTGGGTAATGAGGATGATTAAATGTACCAAAATACACCTTGCTATTACACTGTAGGTCATGTATGATGTATTATGTAATGATATATTGATGTATGCAGTAACCCGTATGCGCTCAGGCCTCACCCGTATTTGGTGTGCTTAAGAGAGAGACAAAAAATAAGAAGAAGAAGGAGAAGGAGAAAGAACCTCTCTATCTCCTCCTGATTAAGTAGCTGATTAAGTGGCTGAGTTCGTTTGGTGATGGTTGTGAATGGGTAGGGTCTGAGCACATACGGATTACGGAATACATTACTACATTGATGACGACATACAAAATGTACAATCAAACTAAGGAGGCTTTATTATGAGAAGAGATAGTGAAGAGAGTAAGATAGAAGGGAGTATTCCAGTACAGTCAAGAGTTAATATAAAGAACTTGGCCAATCTGGATTTGTACTGGGAGAGTGAAAGATATCATATTAGGACTATGAGTCAACTGATAGGGTTCAGTATGGAGTTGTTGTGTGAGATACTTGAATCAAATGGAAAGATTATAAATAAGATAGAAACTGTGGCTGAGGCTAATCAATACTTAAATGAGAGAGGGCTATACCAGCAAAGTATGAAAGATAGATCATTTAAGAAGATAGGTATGGCTATCGCATTTGAGAATATGAGAGAGGAAGGAGCCGATCCAAAGTTTCATGCTTCTGAACAGTACCATAGAGTACATAGGAAAGTAGATACTCACGGCAATCCTTCAGCAGTACAACCTTTTACAGGAAGAGTTAGGAATCAGCGAGTATCACAGGAGATGATAGATCTATATAATAATCTAAAGCCTGAAGATGTAAAGCCATTAGTATCTCAAGAATTTGCTATGAGGAATGTAGAGATATTGGATGAGCTGCCTACAATGGAACAAGGAGCTGATATGAGTGATAGGTTTAAAACTATTGAGGAACAAGATAAGGCTCAAGAGGAAGCACTTAAAAACTTAGATACATCAGCATTGATGGCATCAGCTAAGAAGGAAAGTCCGTTAAATGATTAAACGAACTGAATCGACAAAAGCATGTTATTTCAAGTGTATTATCTTATTGACAATATGAATGAGATGGTGTATAATATAAATAAAAAAAGGAGAATGATATGCCAAAACCTATTCCGACCGAAGTAGAAGTAAAGCAGGCCATTCAAAAGGCTTTAGAAGGGCATGCTCTTGCTGTACAGTGCCTTTACATAGTGAGTAATATCACTAGTTGGCGAAATCCTGAAGCAGACTGTTACTTTAATCATCTTATAAGCCTTTCCCTCAGGGAGGACTAAATGGACAAGATTCGTTATAAAGTTGTTTTAAACTGGCAAGGTGGAGTGCATGAGTACTATCGTTATGCCACTTCAAAGCCGCAGGCCTTACGACACAGTATCAGATCATTAGCAAGAGAAGTTGGATATACAACTAGGTATGTCAGAAACCATATAATGGACACTGGAGCAAGAAGATGGGAAGTAAAGTGCGTTTAATGATTAAACAAACTTAATAAAAAAAGGAGGGAAAGATATGAAAACAAGAATAGTAATTGTAGACGTGGGATACACTTCTCACACAAATGTTCCTGAGCACTCAATTTGGGCTATTCCTTTTGAGTGTCTCAACGAAGCAAAGGAATATGCAAGAAAGATTAAACAATACTGGGAGAACAAACAATTAAATCCTGGTGAGCATTGTATGCCTATAACATATGTAGATGTTAGACTACAGCCCTGCAATGAAGATAAGATAAATGAACAAAGAAACTGTAGACCAAGCGAGGAAGGAGAGTTTATGAATAAGCAACTACAGAAAATTATAAAAAAGATAGATTTCGACCCAAGAACAAAAATACAGCACATAGGTAATATATTAACTGATAGCGAACAAGCTATCGTTAAAAGTTGTTGGAGCAAGCTGATAAAACAAACACTAAAAAAATGAAAGGGATTAATCTATGACACCAACTCAAGAACAAGTCAATGAAGCTCGGCATGAGGCTGAGAAGTTATATACAAAGTATGCCATTCTCAAAGATGCATACCTAAAAGCCGAGAAGGAATACCTTGAAAAACTTAACATATTCAAGAAGCTTGATTACCAGCTTGCTGAAACAGATGGAAGACTTAAGAAGATTCCGCCAAGTGGAGAACGAAAAGAGAAAAAGCAGTCTGAGCTCACTCTCGAGCAACTCAAGACTATCGCAGCAAAACTAGGCGTAGACATTACTATTGAAGAGCCTGAGGAAGAAATGGGTTGAGGAAGATGTTCAACTATTGTTATGATAAGGGCCGGGCAAAGGAGGGTGAATAATGCCTATAGTAAAGAAGAAGGTTTCTTGGAAGGAGCGAGAGCATCTCTTCACATCTGTAAATATTACATTGTATGAAGAGAAATTAGCTATTGATGTAAAGACCTGGATACCTATACCAGGAAAAACTAAGTTCAAACCCAGAGCGCTAAGACGGGGAAAAGTAACTTGGATTATGAGAGGAGGTGAATTGATTAAATGATCTATAGAATTCCAGTAAGAGATAAAAACGACAATATTATGTTTATTAGCTTTGGTTCAGAAGGGAGTAATGAGATATGTTTGGCAGAGACAAAAAGCAGTTCCAAGGAAGTAAAAAGAAAGCAAGAAGAGCTAGACGCAAACTTCTCTTTCCTAGCTCTTCTACAGAATTACTGGAAGAGCATACAAAGAGCGTGGGCATAGAATTGAAGTGATGGCTGGTAATAAATGTACCATAATGTACCTTGACTTTAATCTGTAGGTATGTTACCATGTAATTATAATAAATAATTCACTATGGCCAATGAAAGACTATGAAAGGAGGCTGCCGATGAAGTTAAATCAATCTATCCTAAAGTAACTCAGACTCATTAGTAACCAAGGAAGTTTTATGCCCAAAGTTCGTTTAATGATTAAACGGACTATTTATCAACCTTAATTTTTGAAGGAGGAAGTAAGATGGAAAAATTGATTGTAGAAGCAAAAGTACCTGAGAAGAAGAATGCAGATGGAACTATTGAGAGGAAGCAGATAGGCCCTGTCCAAATCACTGTCGAGACCGGCGCTACTGCTGCTGAGTCCATCGAACTGTTCGGTGACAAGGCTGTCAAAAGCAATTCTGATGCTAACTGGGTTGTTACTCTTCAGTCTAACATTCGCGCTCGGTTGCTCAAAGGTGAGAGCGCCGAGGCTATCCAGGCTGCTCTTGGCTCAGCTAAGATGGGCGTGGCAGTGAAGGGCGCCAAAGTCGATCCTATCCAGGCTTACCTCGCTATGTTCGCTTCTGCTTCGCCTGAGAAACAGAAGGCGATGTTGAAGGAACTGCAGACCAAAGCCGCCGGAAAGTAAGCGTTCCAAAATCTCTTTATTGAACCCTCTGTGATGCTCTGCAGAATAAGAAGTTGCTTGGCGTCTTTGAAGTTTGTATCTTCACAGAGGGTTCTTTTGGACTCTTAAAATGTTCAATGTTGCAAGTTCTGGTGGTTTAAATCTGACTGTGGAGGGTAGCATCTGATCTATCGGGTGTCCTCCACATCAGACCACCTATAAAAATGGAAGTGAGTAAAAGCTAATGTTAGAATCTAAATTTCCAAGTCATCGCTGGAAGAATATAATGAAGTGCTATCCTTTTGAGGAGAAGCGCTTAGCAAAATGGCAACCTCCTTACATAGTCCAACCAAAGTATGATGGAGTAAGATGTCGTGCAATCTCTATTGCTGGGGCTAATGGAGATGGATGCTTATTACTATCTAGTGAAGAAAACATCATCTATAGCGTCCCTCACATCAATCAAATCATAGGTAGTCTGGGTCTTAAGGGAGAACTTGATGGTGAACTCTATTGTCATGGAATGTCTTTTGAACAAATAGTCTCTATCACCTCTCGCACCGTCAACCTTCATCCTGACTACCAAAGGATCCAATTTTACTGCTTTGACATAATCAATGATCAGCCTCAGATGAGACGCTCTCTCATTATTGAGAATCTAAGAGGGCTCAATCCTCATATCATAGTCGCTCCATTCTGGCTCTGTACTGATCTAGATGATGTAATGAGAGTTCATGATAGATTACATGAGCAAGGTTATGAGGGGATAATAGTCCGTAATAGTATGGGGCCTTATGAACTAAAGCGCTCATTATATGTCATGAAATTCAAAAGTAAGAAGGAGGATGATTATGAAATAGTTGGATCTCAAGAAGAGATAGACAAGGATGGAAATCCTAAGGGCACACTTGGCGCCCTTGTTTGTAAATCAGGAGATGGAAACATCTTCAATGTCGGCAGTGGATTCAACGCTGACCAAAGACGAGAACTTTGGCTAAAGCGAGAATCACTACCTGGGAAGGTAGCTAATGTAAAGTATCAGCATCTAACTACGGGAAAGCAAGTTCCAAGGTTTCCTGTCTTTGTAGAGGTAATAGAATGAATGAAATAACTGCTCAAGAGATGATACAAGAGATGAGATTACATGAAGAGGTAATGAGACTTCATACAAAGGCTTTAGCTTGTCACTGTGAATGCTTAGGAATGAACGCTGAGAACGTTCAACGAATGAGTCTTGGTCAGAATATTGCATACTCAGACGAATCATACTTAAATTGTATGACTAAATGGGGACTTATGACTGAAAAAAGGAGATCCATTAATCTAATCAAGGAGGTACTAAAATGAAACGACAGTTCTTTATCGCTGGAGTACAGTTCCGCCCTCGTCAAGAAATCAACTCAGCAACCAAACTCATGAATGTAGGTGATCAGCTTGGCCTAGTTCCAGAGCCTGAGAACAAATTCGACCCTAATGCTGTCAAGATTGAATATAATACTGAGACAGCAGATGGAATAGTGAGCACTTTCCTCGGCTACGTTCCTAAGAAATTTTCCTCTGAAGTCTCCGCAATGCTCGGCATCGGTGCTCCCATCATCTGCACTGTAGATGAAGTCAATCCTGAGGGCAAGACCTACGAAATGATTAAAGTAACAGTACAAATACCTATCGCTGAGGAGGATGAGGGTATAGATGAAGCCGATGATGAGGGGCCTTATTCTGGGGAGGATAGATAATGAAGAAACTACACTGTTCCAACTGCGGTCTTCAATTAAAACTCATTAGAAAGGCCATGCCTAAGTATGGGACTATTCTTGATCTAGTCGAGCCTCATAAGTGTCTGGAGACTCCTATCGACCCTCACACTATTATAGTTGAAGCTCCTATACTCACTGGAGATTGTGATAAGTTCGTTAAATCATTAAACGGACTTAATCTACCTAACTCAGATAATATAAGAGAACCTAGACGATTCTCAATGACTGGAACAGATGACTTACGCGATAGGCGCTTTGATCAAGCTAAGACTCCATCTACTGCACCATCAAGTGTTCTTGATCAGATTAAACAGCTGGGGAATTCTATCCCTTCACACGACTTGAAAAATGAACCAGATGATTCTGAGATGGGAGGTTAGCCAGATGGCTACCAAGAGAGTTTATGTAGTCAATAAAAGCTCACACAACTTCAAAGCAGCTGAGAAATATG